AACATGACCAACAAACTTATTACTATGAAAAAAAACTTATACATCTTGTTTATCCGCTTTTTCAATTTCATCCTGAATTTCTTTGGCAACGATCTCAAAGTTTTCGTGCGATATACTTGCAAGCAATCTCAATATCTTTTGATTAGTTGCGGTTAAACAACGAATCGATTTTTTTAACCCTGAAACCTCTTTTACCAGAACCTCATAATTAATAAGTGCATCGTCTCGTTGGTTTTTCAAACTTTCTGCAATATCTCGCCAAATTTTAATCGCTTTTTCAACATTGTCAAGCTCGGTACTTTCGGCACTTGCATCGGCACCTTTGGCCTCTGCGTCGGCTTTCTTTTTCTGAGCCTTCCATGTTAAAAGTCCACCAACAAAACCGCCTCCTAAAAGAGATGCAACAATGGTCGAAACCATGCTCCAGACTCCAAATCCGTAATCCATCATGCTGCTATACCTGGGGGAATAAAGGTTTTTAGTTTTGTACTAACCTCGCCAACCGTGATTTGCATATCCTTATTCAGATCGTACAACGGGTTCCATCGGGCAACTTTCTGAGCCGACAGCGTTGCTGTTTGCAATACAAACTGTTCGGGTTTTCCCATTGCTACAGGAAACAAAACAGCCAAATAACAATCAGTAAGGCTTTTTATGCGGCTGGCATAAGGCGCCAGGTATCGGTAAACAACTTCCAGCTGCTGAACATTACTCATATTGCAGATCACATCAGAAGTTAAACCCATCGACAACAGTGTGCGAGGCATAAATTGCAATAAACCGGTTGCTCCAAGCGCGTTTTTTATGCGGTGATTAATCTGGCCGTATACTGCGGCTCCGGTTTCGATATAAAAAACAATCATGAGCCAGTTGGCCTGTATGCCTAAGCGGTTTGCTATTTCGGTCACCTTCAGTGCGAACATTTCGCGGTTTTCCGGAATAAGATTTATGTATGCCAGCTGATTGTTCATAGTTGAATACTCATGATTGTTTTTTCGAGCTTGAGTTATTGAAGGACTGAGTAAAATCAGTCCTTCAATTTATTCGGTTATTAGGTAGCTTGTACCAGTGCAAATACACCCTTACCGTCGCCACGTTTAATACGACCACCCATGCGAACTAATGCAGAATAGATATCGCCGTAATGCTGTGGATCGCCCAGATTTTCGAAGAATTCTTTTTCTCCAAGTGCGCGAACTACTAAATCTTTATGCCAGAATAGCGAGGCACCGTTATCGGTGTTTGCAGCTTCAGCATCAGGATCAATAGGAGCCGGAGTGGCGGCGTTGGTATAACGCAATACTGTAGCACGTGAGTCAAGGAAGACAAACCCAAATAACTTACCAACTACACCCGTTGTAGCGTCGTAGTATTTAGAGAACTCACGTTCTTGAGTTATACTCAAATCGTCAGTAAACTGATCCATCATATCGGCATCTAAACAAGCTACACGTCCGTCAGAAGGGATATTCTGTTTGTCCATCCATTTTTTCATGGCTTTCACATCGGCCACGGTAACAGCTTTACGATTTCCGGTTCCGTAATGTCCTGCAACGGCAGCACCGGTAGTGCGTTTAATGTTGGTTGCCAAAGTTGGAGCCCAATACCTGAAGAACCAATCGCCTACTAATTCATTAATAGCGGCTGACTGTTCGCTCAATACGCTGGCGCGTTTGTCGTACGATACTTCGTATTTATCGGCGTTTTCGATCTTAATAGGATCAGAAGTAAATTCGTCTAATACAAAGGTGATATCGGTATCCTGGCGAAGGGTTACAGTTGCCGGGAAATTCTCACGGTTACGTTTTACTGCTGGTTTCGATCCTGCGTTAGGTATGTGAACCACTTTACCCGAAAGCACAAATGCGTCAGCGTTCATAGCGAAATTCAGGTGAGGATTAGCTTTAAACAGGTTGCCAACAATATCGTTTATCCAGATTTCTTTCTGTATGCCTTCGAAGGCTGCGCCGCCTGGCATCTGAAGAAATGAAGCTGCAAATAATCCGCCAGCCAACGGAATAAAGGGAACTGCGGCCACCGAGGCGAACGCGAACGCTGAAAGCATCGCAAACATGAGCGACATTATCAGACTTTTAAGGGAAATACGTCTTTTCATTGTGTATAAAGAATTAAATTGATTTTAGAACTATGCGTTTTCCAAAGCGGTTACGCGACCTGCAAGAGCAGTAACATCAGCTTCAACTTTTGCAGTTGAGAAAACCGGAACAAATCCAGCTCCATCAAAAGCGAATGAAACGAATACGGTACCGTTTGCGGGTACTACCACTTCGGGAGCTTCAGCGTCAAAACCGTCACCTAAGGTTACGGTACGCTCGGTTTCGTCAGCAACTAATTTCACGTGCAATTTTGCACCAGGAGTTACCTGTTCATCGATGACTAAATCGATAGTTACATTTCCGGTCAACTCTTCCGGCTGTAGGAAAGTATCCATCTGTTTGATGTCAACGTCCAGTACTGCACCGTATTCAGGAGCTTGTTTTTCGGCAATTGGGAATAACACTTCGGTTACCTGTTCGCCTGCGCCGGTTGGCGGGATGAAATTGAACGAGCTCGATGAGCCGTCCTGATTTTTTTTAATCCACATAATTCCTATTTTTTAGAGGGTTTCTTTCCGAATTTTGTTTCAAACTTGCTTTCATACAAGTCAGGGTATTTGGTTTTCAGGAGTTCCTGTTTACCACTACGGTCAATCTCGTCCCAACTTTTTGCAGTAAGGTCGGCCAGTTCAATGGCATCTTTATCGCCGGTTTGGATTTGGCTTTGAATAGACTGTCTCTGAGGGATTGCTTCAATGGTTGCTTTTGCCGATTCGAAATCAACATCAAACAGTTTAATGAAGTTGTCTTTTGCTTTTGCATCGATGCGGCCTTCCCTGATTGCTGTATCAACCAAAGTAATTGCTTCAGCTTTCTTTGCAGTTTCGGCGGCAGTTTCGATATCGCTCAACTTAACGGTCAAGCTTTCGTTTGCAGTTTTCAGCGCATCGCGTTCGGCGATAATGGCTTTAACGGCGGCAGTTCGTTCTACTGGTGTAGCCGTATCTGCCAGATTCAAAATCTGAGCTAATTCATCCATCTGTTTATTTTTAGGATTGATAATTTTTGGAGTAGAGTCCATCAGTTTAATTATTGCTGACGGGTCATTTAATTCAATTTGTTTTCCGGTTTCCCGATCGTAGAAAACCATAGAGTTGTGGTTCGATCCGATTGTAACGATGGAGGCTTCGCGAGCCGTCCATTTGGTTACAGTTGCCAACAGCTGACCAGGCATCATGACTGATTCGTCGTATGATACTTCCTCTGGTGGCCATGAACCGATAGAAGCCATACGGATAAAATCACGCTCAACCTGCGACGATACTTCAGCGCCACCGTTCTCACGTCTGTCTTCAGTATCAAAAATAGGATCGGCTAAAATCTGACTTCCTTCAATACGGATATTTTCCCATCGGCCAATAGGGCGCGTCCAGTCGTTATGCATATAAAGCATAACCGGATTTTTAATTAACTCTTCGAGATTGCATCCCGCAGTAAGCATTCGGAATCCTTTTGTGTTAACCGATTCGTCGTGAAGTACAAATGATTTAATCTTTGCCATTACATGCTTCTGTTTTTAGTTTGTTGAGCCCTATTTCGGGTAATTCGATGAGCAAACTTAAACTGTTTTATAATGCCCTGAAAATCAACCAGACACGGTACGTAAGTAAAAAGGAGACAAAACGGCAGCAATAAGGACATGATGTCACATTGATTTTTACACCTCTTATTTATAGTGCAATTTTGATCAACCAAAGCAGTAAATAAGATGTCCGGATTAACCAACGATCAGAAAAGAGAATGGGCTGAATCACTAATTTGCAAAGAGGGTTATACCCAAAAAGAGGCAGCTATCAAGGTGGGAATTTCAACCGTTACCATGAATAAATGGTATTTAAAATACGGTTGGGAACGGTTGAAACAATCGATGCTGATTACCCGTCAGTCGCAATTGAGCCGCTTGTATATGCAGCTCGATGAACTTACCTCAAGCATCCAGAAAAAGCCCGAAGGCGAACGCTACGCCGATTCGAAACAAGCCGACACGATTTCTAAACTTTCAGGAGCGATTAAGACGATGGAAACTGAAGCCAGTATCGCCGATGTGGTTGAAGTATCGAAACGCTTTCTTACGTGGTACCGCCCGTTCAACCACACCAAAGCTTTGGAAATTGCCGGGCTGTTCAACGACTTTATTAAGGACATCCTAAAACGCTAACCGATGGCTCAGTCAGTATTAAAA